ATGGCCTTGGCCACATCGGTTTCGTCCATGCCCAGTCGTTCGATGGATATACGAACTCCGGGATGGATGGCTCCTAAGTCAAGGACCTCAATACGGGGTTCTTTGCTCATCGAACTATTTCTTTGCCCTTCTCAGGCTCTTGCGAGCCATGAGGGAAAACCTTGGAAACGTGGATCCACGTAAACGCCGTGTGTTCCCCGTTCAATCTAGGGATAAACGGTTGACCGACACGCTGAATGAATGTAGTATAATCTACCTTGTCCCCGATGGGGGGAACAGGATTCACGTTTTCTTCAGGAATGGGTGCCTCGTTGGCTGAAATACGCCTAGTCCACTCCATCCGAGGGCCTTTAGGTAAAAAACCCAGCTCCTCGACGCATTCGCGTTTGGCAGCTTCTTCGATAGTTTCGCCATCTTCCTGTTTTCCACCCGGAAAACACCAAGCCCCCGGCCAGTCCCCGCCCGGTCCACGCTTTAGCAACAGCGTTTCGCCGTCGTCAGTCAAGAACATAATACCGGCGGCTTTGATCATTTTACAGCCCTAGGCTAAATGATGAAGTTTTTATCGTCGGGAGGAGGATTAACCCCCAATTGCCGATAATACTCTTCTTCGGATAATTTTTTCCCATTAACAATAGCCAGTGCCAATACTTCAGGAATTTTGGCATAAGCTGTGGGCGAAAACCCCATCAAATTTGGAAGACTTCCAAACTTGCGTTTGTATTCTGCAGTAACTTCGTACAAATCCAGTTCCATAACTTAGTCCTTTTTCATCGTAACACGGCCCCATTCGGCGGTGCCTTCAAGCATTTCGTCGAAACGCGAACAGGATTTGGGGGCGATTTTATGCAAAATGCCCGCCCAATAATCCCCGTCTTTTCCCTGTGTCAACGTAACGTAGTTGGCAAACATTTCGGCCAAACGCGCGTCAGGGTTTCCTTTATAATACTCGTCCGTGTGGCCTTGTCCCAACACGTTGCAAGTTAAAGCCCCCACAAAATCATGGAAAAAAGCCTTAGGAGTATAACCACGTGGGGATTTTGAAACGGCTTGAGTTGTGCCCTTGGAGTAATCAATTTGGTTCATGACCCGGTCATTAAATTCCAACCGTTTCTCCACGTCCCATTCGCCATTGTCGGGAGTCCAGGCCGACCCTAAAATGCTAGCAGCGTCTTCGTCGCGTTCCGCAACGTATTTGGCTGATTTTTGAGTAGACCCACTTTTAAAATCGATTGCGTGGCCGTATTCATGCCTAAACACAATGGCGGAGTCGGGGTCTGTAAATGAACAGGCCATTTGAATTAACGAAGACTCGGTATGATAATAACAAAGGAATTTTTCTAAATCTGGACGCGATATTACGCCACCACCCAATTGCGCGGTGCCAGCAATTACGTCCAAAAAATCTTCGGAAGCATCTGCCCAAACGGCAGTACGTATATGCCAGTCGCTTTCGGATTTTGTTCTTTTCTGAAAATCCATAATTTCAGATAGTCTATCGGAATTATGGACAGGCCCTTTACGGACGTACTTACGTATACCTGGGTCTCGTTGCACTTTAACAGGCGGGCGGGTTAGTTCTTTTTTTCCCGCTTTTGCCCGTTCTTCGTTTAATTGTTTGAGATTTTCACCGATATAATCGTGAGTTTCATCCATCGGACCGTATTCATCACGAGCAGCCTGAAGGATTTCTTCTTCAGAATACCCGCCTTCAGTCAGCATATGGCGGATCAAACCGCGAGAAGTTCCTTTGATTTTCTTGCCCAAAGTCTGGCGGTAACTTACCACCCCCGGTGACGTTTTGCCGGAAGAGCCTGCTCCAGACGTGAATTTGCCGTCTGGTCCGCGAGGGTGGTCATTTTCTTTAAATTCTGCGGCGTCAGATCGAACACCACCCAACTGCGAATCAATTTTAGCCAAAAGTTTAGCGATTTTCCGTTCGGCTTCATCAACCTTGACGCGCGGAAACGCTTGAGACACCGACGCCATGGCCCGTTTACGACTTAGAGACCGGTCAATTCGCGCTAACGCGTCGTCAAGGTTGATCATGACTTAAGTAAACCTCTGATTTCGGCCAGTTTAGCCTTGCCTTTAACCGTTACCATGTCGTCAGGCAAATCACGAACGTTATACAACCAACGATAATAGCACCGGCAGAATACTTCTTCGCCAGGGGTGGTGATTTCGTCAGTATATCCTGCAGGGCCGACTTTCATCAACCCTTGCTCAATAGCCCAGTTCCCGCGAACCGCGTACACTTTCTGGTCACGCTCTTTGTGGTCTCGCCGGTAGTTATAATTTAGTTGTTTCCAATGCGAATGCCACTCTCCGGCGATCGCCCCGCCGTCGTGGGCGACTATTTCAGACAAAGACGACACCAACTTGTGACTTTGATCGATGATTACCCGACGTTCTTCAAAAGGTAGCTGTTTAAGCGATTTTTTGATGTCGTCTTTAGTGTCTACTTTGTCCACCACTTCCGACCCGCCAATGGGGATCGACGTGGCCCACCCACTGAACCGTTGCAACGTTTTCTGGATAGCCGCTTCTCGGTTCAGTTTGATCAGTTGCGCCGACGCCACGATACGCCTATCCAACTCGGCACGAAGAGCGGGTTTTATCTTTTCAAGAGTATAACGAGAAACTCCGGGGTGTTGTTGCAGAATTCCGCCCTTGTCGATTAGGCGCTGGTACAATCCGCGCAACGCCCCGTTCAAAGTTTCTTGCAACACATGGGGCGGGGTCATATCGCGGGCAGCCGCTTTGGCGATTTCGCCCAGCCAAAAATCCACACGGGTTTGACTATCATATCCGTGTTCCGAGATATCCCGTACTGCGGCGGTGACTACCTCATAAAAACTTAGCGGTTTTTCATTCCGACTCATTGGCCTATCCGATCAATTTGAGCGTCAAGAGCTTCTATCTCTTCCGCTACTCGCAGAAACGCCAACACGCCGTGCCGTAAACCCGCCAGTTTTGTCATTGCAGTTTGACGGGCGCTTCTCATATGATCGGCTTCTAGCCTAGCCCGGACGATCCGTCTCGACTCCGCTTCTACACCGTTTTGGTCCCACCGATCGGGCGAGGGGAGAGGACCCGCCCGATCGGCAGTAGCATCACGACGCAGCAACATCGTCATGCATTTGTTACATTCCGCTAGTTTCGGGTTTGGGCGGAGCGGGGGCGGCAGGGGGTGTGGGAGGCTCGAAGTTCTTAAGTTCGTCAAAATCCAGAACAAGCGGCATAGGGAACAACAGCTTGTTCTCACCTGCATTGTCTACCGCCCAGGCAATAACTTTAACCCGATTTTCGGGGTCCATTTGCGGCAGCAAAATTTCCAACATCGACATGACCGCTTTTTGGCGAACATCTTCAATTTTGGAATCAGACTCGGGGTCTTTGAGCAGTGACGGCCATTCGGTTTTCAGGCTGTTTTTCCAGCGCCAAAATGCCTCTTTATACCCAACATCTTTATAGTCAGGAAATGCCTCCTGGATGGTTTTATAAAAACCCTCATTCCACGCACGACGTGCCACAATGTCGTCGAAGAACGCGTAGAGAGGAGCCATCCAACGCCGAATCCCATCAATATACCGGGCGATATTCTTGGCGTCTTCTACGCCCTCTCCGAAGCCAGAGACGAGGGTTTCGTTATCCAGCAGTTTGGCCGGCATGTCCGCCGCAGTAGCGATGTTTTTCAAAATGTTAGTTCTAGAGTATGTGCCTGCACCATCCACGTTCTGCATATCAATAGCAGAAATATCTTCCGCCGTGTCAATAGACAGCACGTTGTTGGTTTGGGCTTCCTTAAGAATTTCACGCTTAATGCCCGCCAAACGTTGCATCGCGTTGTCGATGATCGAGCCTGGGGCTTTGAGCTTAGCGATAATTAAGCCAAGCTTACGGGCCACCATGTCGTCCGCGACCATGGTATTCACGAACGATTTCAACGGGAACAAAGCACGTTGATACACAGAACGACCCACGTAACCAAACGCGGACGTAGTGTATTCGATATAGACAGGACGTTCGTTCATCAACACGACTGCGCGGCTGCGATGGTATGGCTTACCGGCGGCAGTGACGATAGTGTGTTTCTGGAAATCTGGAGCGTTAGGGTCCTGGTTCAGCACCAAAGACCCCGCAGTGTTCAGCGGGTCCAGAACATTGAAATACAACGACAAATCAGCAAGTTTATCGAATGATATTTCTTGGTCTGGCTCGACGCCTTCTGCACCCATGACCACAGAGCCGATACCATATATCCGGGCAATACTCGCCACCTGCGAGATTATGCCGTCTACGTCCATCTTTGCCCATTCGTTCTCGAATGCTTCTCGAACTCGGTCTTCTGGGGCATTAGTAATGCTGATTTGGCGAGGCTGGCTTTGTGCCATCACAATGGGGGAATCAGCCATTTTTCGACCAAGAGGATGATACGAGTAAATGGCTTTGCAAATCTGGTAAGAAACGTCGCTCCCAGGCACGATTTCGTCGCACATCAACAATTGCTGAAGTGAGCCACCCACATTAGTCCCAGAGATATTGATCGTGGACAAGGTGACACCCTACTTCATGAGTTTTCAGCGAACAGCTTACGATGTTCCGCCAGATGGGAGGATACACCAGAACTCGGGCTGGTTACGAGTGCAATACCGACAGAATTAAGAGCCTCAGCGAGTTTCTGAGGGGAAACGAAGATCCCGCGAAAACCGAGGGTAGCGGACAATTTTTCGACCAAATCCATGTTAGAACCCTTCGTTGTTGCCCAGAGCGATTGCTACTGCGTAGCAAAATGCGTCTAACAAGTCGTCTTCGCCCTGGTCTTTGATACCGATAGTAAAAGTGAGAACTTGGTTTAACATATGGTTGCGGGTGGACCCTTTGTAGTTAACCATTTTGTCATAGGCAAACTGGGACACCTTTACCATTCCTCGATACACGTACCCCGATACTGATATAGCTCGCTCTGACTTGCCCACCGAGGTTAGCTTACTGTCGATGGCATTAGTGGCCCAGCCGCGCCTAGCGCCTTGCTGAAGGAGTACCATGCCGCTTGCCTTGTCTTCGATCCAAACCCCGAGGGACCCAACCTGGGCTTTGCACTCTTTGGCCAGTTCTTCGCATCGTTCGAACACGGAAGGCAGCCAGTGTTCGAGCAGCGCCCCCTCAATTTGCTTGATGTCGTAATCAAGAATGACTAAAGGGTGCCCAAATGCGCTTCGGTTTACTGCGCAGTATACCACAGCGGTGCCGTCGTTATCTTTACCGGTTTTGGTGGCCGAGTCGATTACCGCGAATACACCTGAACAGTTTACTGGATACGAAACTGGCAACCCCTCGACCAGCATGCTTTCCAGCGAAAAGAACTGGTTACCGGACCAATCCACGAACTCCGCCATATATTCCTGTTTCCAAACCAGGGGCGGGCGTTCTTTTTGCAACCGCACCAACTCGTCTTGCGGCATGAAAGGGTTGCTGCTAGTCGGTGCGTGAAATTCAGTGAAACCGTGCTCAGGCTCGTTGCAGATTTTCCAGAAGAAATTGTCTTGGTCCACCCCGTTCGTGTTGCTTAGAGCAGTGGCCGACCCACTGTAATCGAGCAGTGTCGGTTGAATAGCCCGGTTCCAAATGTCGATCATATTTGGTTTAGTGAAAGCAGCTTCGTCTATTAGAGCGTGGTGGTATTTACGCGACCGACCCGCGCTTTCGTTTTCCAGCGTCCAAAACTCAATACGTCCCCCGGTTTTGGTTCGAATCACGCCGTCGTTTTTCGAGGCGGATTTGATTACAGGCCCGAGGGTTTCCATTAATTCGTTGTAAACTTCGCTTTGGTACTTATACGCCGGGGTAAAATAACCCACGAACTGACCCCGAATAGCCAAATCCGAAGCTAAAGTCTGAGCATACACGGTCTTGCCCCAACGCCGGCCACACCGAATTGCGCGAAATCTGGCAGGTTTTCCATCTGGCCCGCGTAGATAATACGCTTCGATCTGGCCGGTGTGTAGCACGGGCAGTGTTATGCTGAGCGATACCATTATTTTTGGGTGGGCATTCCGCCAACGATATTAACCGTGATCGTGTTCGGATCGTCTTGGTTCGCCTGAATAGGCTTGCCCACGATGCGGTCCAACGCCTTATCGATAGCCGCGACCCGAACTTGTGGGGGAATTTCTCCATTCATGGCGATGTCGTAAAGCTCATTTTCCAGCCAAGCGGCACGGTCTTTTCGAGCCACGTTACGGGCTTTCCGCGCCGCCCACTCCTCGTCGGTCATATCATCCGGCTTCTGGGTCGAAGGCCGGCTTTCGGACGTCCACGCGTCAGAACGGGGAGCCTGTTCGTGTGCACCCCTAGCAGGCCCGCCCCAGCCCGGTCCCCAACCAGCTCCTTTGGCAGGGCCATGCTTAAAAGGAGTATGCTTCGAGTTCTTTCTCATAAGTTTCCCGCTACAAAATTCCAAGGCAAGCCGGAACTATACCACAATTTGGTGGCCGACACCCAGAGAGAGCGGAATATACGTTAGGTGTAGGGGGTTGTAGGCGGTTTTCTCTTATCCTTTTCCCGTTTCTTTTTACACTACCTTTTCCGACACCCTTTTGTATTTCTACACTTAAAGGAAAGGGGGTAAACTACCTACAACCCCCTACGCCCCGGCTCGTCGCGGTGTCGGACTGGCTACAAAACTGGCTACAACCCACTACATTTTTGGCCCAAACCCCCTACATCGCATAACGAATTTGTGTTGAACGCGGTCACAAACAGATATAGGAATATTTACAAACACCCCCGAGCCATGGTTTTATATCTTTGTCGATCAACACCAATACGGAGAACACCCCAATGACCAATTCGATCCGCGCCGAAGCCATCTCGTCCTTCCTGGGAAATCTCAATAAGAATCTGGAAGGGTGCCGCATGCTGCTGGACGCCACCGACACCACGAAAATTTACGCATGGGTCGATACTGGGCTGGCCGTGGCCGTGGATGACATCGGATCGGATGGCGTGTATGAGGGCCTGCGGGTGGTGGGCATCCCCGGCGCAACCCGTTTCGACAGCGCCTTCACCGGAAACCCCAGCTTCATCAACGGCAAGGGTGAACGGGCTGTCCTGATCTCGCGGCAATTGGCTCTATACCTGCAAATCCAATCCGTGGAAGCCCTGATCGAGGAATTCAAGAATAGCGCGGACTGACACCCCACACGACAAGCCGGGGAGAAATCCCCGGCATCCCACCCCCCCATATAATCCCCAGGAGAACACCAATGTCCGACACCTCGAACCCCCTCAAGCTGCACCACACCATTCTGAAAGCTGCCGCCCGCCGTGGCATCTATTTTATCGGGACACCAGAAGGTAATTTCCGCCTGGGCAAGACCGACGACGCTACTGTGTTGTCGGTTGAGGAGTTCGACCGCCCGGCGGATGCCTTCGACGCTTTCGATAAGGGGGAAGTGACGTTCCAATCCCCGAAAGAGGAAAAGACCGCTCCTGCGGGCAAATGCGGGGTGATGTCCACCGGGTACCACGATCGGTATTCTCACAACCCGCATGGCCCAGGCTCCAACGACCCGCTGGATTGCGCGCTGCGGGACAATTTCTGCAAGCCTGTGGGACGGGGCAAGACGAAGGTGGATGTGGACGCATTGAAGGCCACGGGGGAAGCCAACAAGGTGTGGCGGACCACATGGGAAGTCCTCAATCCCGGCCTGCAACGCATGAACCTCGCCAATCGTCTGCGGGCGTGGCTACGCAATAACGAAGGCGAAATTGTCTTGTGCGACGCGGACGGGTCCGGAATTGTCGCCAGCCGCTTCGGCATCGAATATCGGAGCAAGGCCAAAGGCAAGAAAGCGAAATAGGGTCCAAAAAGACCCCGCCCTGCAGCCGGTTAGGCGCTGGGCGGGGCAAGTTTCGGAGAAAACGCGCCATAAGCGCAAGAACATACTATGCCGACCCCGTTAGTGTCACAAGCCCAACAAGTTCCAAGACAAACACTTGACACGCCTACAAACGCTGTGGTTTTGTACCTGGGTAATACAGGAGACACCCCAATGACCGTAATCACCGCCAACCAATCCGCCGCTTTCATCACCGTTAAGGTGGGGTCCGTGCTGCTCAATGCTGACGAGCAATTCGGCATCGAAACGATCGACGAGATCCACTCCACTCGCCAATTCATCGATCGCGAACACGCTGAACGCTGGATCACCAACCTGGAAGGCGAATTTGAGGACGTGGGAGACGGCTGGTATTTCCCCGCCAGCGCCCGAGATGCGCGGGACGAAGAGCTGGCCGAGATGTCCACCGTAGCCGCCTGGATCGAGGAGTAACCCATATGTTTACTATTGTAAATTCTGACCTGATGGTGGACGTCCAAGGCGATCTGCCCAATCATGGGGATTGGAGCGTGACCGCCACCCGAGCAGGGGTAATTGTGGTCGAAGGCCACGGCGACGAGTGTGTTTTTACGGTGCACCTGACCCCAGGAAATGGCTTTAACTGCATATACGCGCTAATCGTGCACGAGTATGTCGGCGTGGGCATGAAGACCCACAGCAGGGTATTCCAAGGCTTAGATCGCCAGGACAAGGCTGCAGACTGGGCCAACGAGACCCTGCGCCGGCTGATGCCGACAGGTGGCTTGGAATAACACGGAGGAATGAAAATGAAAGTCAGCGCCGCGCGGATAACCGCGCAAGAGGAAGCAGAAGAAGAGGGGGACGAATGAAATGACCAGTCCGGGAGAGATGTTTGCCGCCGGTTGCCTGCTGTTTTCTGGTAGTGGGCTAATAGGGCATGGAATCATGAGCCGCCGATGGGAGAGGCTGGCAGTTGGAATTGTTCTGGCGGGCATTGGGATAATTGTTTAAAAAACCAATTTAGAGCACTATTTGTGCTGGGCTAGGCGTGGTTACATACAAATAATAACCAACGGAGAACACCAAATGACTGAATGGAAAGCCGGCGGCCAAGCGATGGTGGATATTGTGGAGATAAACGAACCCGTTGTTGTTCTGCGCCGGCATGGTGACAAATATGCCCGTGGCGACGTGGTGATGGCCGATGTTCTCCGTCCCCTTCCAACTGACCCCAATAATGCGTTGAAGAAGGCAGTGATTGACGCTGTTGGAGAAATGCGAACAACAAATTCAGAAATTGGTTTAGATTGGGCGTTGGCTGTTGCGAGTTTGTTTAAGGCATATGACGCCCTTGTTGTTGCAATGACACCACCGAAACAAAATTCAGAGACAACGCCAACAAAGCAAAATTCCGACCCGGTGGAGGTGTTTCATGGCGCTGCCAAAAACATGGCTTGCAGCCCTGCAACATGGGAGGTTTGCCGACCAATGTCTAGCATTTGCACTTGTCGTCTTGAAATTGCGGCTGGCCTAGCTGAAGTGCGCAAAATGGAGAAATCAAAACAATGACAAAATGGAAAGTTGGCGACGCAATCACGTTGCGGGTGATGGGCGTGACCACCCACGGGTGGCCCAAGGTTCTCACCATGAGCGGTATGGTGGTTGTTGACCAATCATTTATCGAACCTATCCCCCGCGCGATAACTGCTGCTGAGGTTGCGTTGGTGGAGCGGATGATTGACCGCCGCTTGGACCCTAAGTGTCCTGGTAACAGATTCAGCATTGAAACTAGTGAGTTTGTCGATGCCGTCATAACCGAACGTGTGCCACATGATCCGTTGGTGGAACTAAAGGCGTTGGCCCGCACTTTCTTCCCGTCAGACCGAGAAACGATGTTCGCCGCCATCGCCCGGCTGGAAGCCAAGATGAAGGAGCAAAAACAATGAGCGAATGGAAAGATGGCGACGAGGCGATGGTGACTTTGTATCGTGTTCACGGGCATTTGGCTGAAGTTGAGTGCGGCGATTATTTTCGCACGGTTCACGTTGAGTGCCTTCACCCCCTCCCCGCCGACCCGCATCAGGCGTTGAAGGACGCGGTGATTGCTGCGGCTGGCGAGGTGCGGACAACCGCCCCCCTCACTGACGGACGCTTGCGGGCTATAATTAAGATGTTCGACGCCCTAGACGCCCTCACCGCCGCACAGACACCGCCGAAGCCTGATCCGGTGGAGGTGTTTTACGAGGCCGTAGACCGGCAACACCTATGCGACAACGTATTCCATCCATCTCATCGAAATTGTTTGAAAAATGTCCCGGCTTGCCACTGCCGCCGCTACATCGCGGAAGGCCTAGCCGCCGTTGAAGCCGCGCGGGGTGCGAAATGACCCCCGAGGAACTTGCTACGGAATTGGACCGGTTGGCGCAGGCTGCGGCAGAGCGTGCTGACGATACGGGGGGAGAGCAGAGCCAGATAAACATCGGACGGTGTCGCGCATATACTCGGTCCGCCGCCCTGGTCCGCGAACATCTATGCGCGAAGGAGAAGCCTAATGGCGAATGATCCAGACGACATCCCCAAGATATGCCACCGTTGCAAGAAAAACCACGCAGTAGAACCTCACACTTGCCCTTACCGCGTTGACGTTCACGAGGACTCCGAAACCCTCTGCACCTGCTGCGCTGAGTGCAAGTATCAATGCGCCGACGATATCTAGGAGTTTGAAATGTTAGACCTTACAGCTATCATTACTACCTTCGCCTCCAAATACGGCCCGGCTTCTGTCGATCTGGCTATGACGGCGATCAGGATGAGCGGCATTGCCAGCTTAATCCAGGGCTTTGCGTTCGGGTGTGTCGCTGTTGCGGCTAGTTTTGCCATTCGGTGGCTGGCGGTGCAGGAGCAGGAGCAGGAAGACGAAGACAATTCCGTTTTGTTTACGCTGATGCTTTGTTTCGGATTGCTGGCTCTTGGCGGGACAGTGGCTTTTTTTGCGCAGATGTTCGACGTGTGGAACTGGGTGGCGATCTTCTCGCCCGAAACTTACGCAGCGGCTAAGGTGCTGCGTTTGGGAGGCCTGTGATGGCTAAGTTCCGCAAGCTGCCAATCGTGGTCGAGGCCACGCAGTGGTTCAAAAAGGGCGGCGTCGTGCGCTACTACCGGCACCCCATCGACGTTCCGGGCGCGGCCATCTGTTCGCGTTGCGGCAACCCGTTTCACGATCACGGCTGGATTGACACGCTCGAAGGCGGACACATCGTATGCCCAGGCGATTGGATTATTACCGGGGTGAAGGGCGAGCGTTACCCGTGCAAGCCAGACATTTTCGCGGCGGCGTATGAGGAAGTGAAAGATGACGAATGACACCCCCGCGATTTGCATCCCGCCAGACCCGAGCGTTAGCAGGTGGTGGTGGCTTGGTCCTGTCGATAACGGCGACGCCTTCCCGCTTTGGTGGGATGCAGATGCGGAATGTTGGGGCGCTGGCGACATGCCATTGGATGATTGGCGCATCCTCGGCCCCGTCGCCACACACGCCGAGGTGGAGGCGTTGCGGGCGGAAATCCAACGCCTACGTGCCGCTTTCCGCGTCAACATCCTTCGGTTGTCACCCGCGAGCCACGCTGAGATCGACGCCATTATCAACGGAGGCACCACGCCATGACCGAAACTATTGGGGCCGGCGGAAGCGGCGCATATCCGACCAAGGAGCATGCGATGCAAGCTGCGGCAGACCGCATCGGGAAAAAAGAGGCCCACGCCATGACCGATTTTGTAACTGTGCGACGCGATGCGCTGCGGGCGTTAGTCGAGGTTAGCGTGGCATACCACGGCATCCCCCTCGTCGCCCCCATCACAGAGGCATACACCCGCGCGATAGATGACGCACTCGCCGCCATGATCGTCTCGCCCTGGCGGGAGATTGATGACGAGGCGAGGAATGGGGAGCCATGGCTTGTCGCTACCAAGATGGAACCGCCCGGAAAATGGAGACGCCAGATTGCGCGCTACATCCCGCGATACACCGAACAAAACGATGAGGATTTCGCGGAGCGTTGTGAAGAAAATGACGAGTATTACACACCCGAAGGCTGGTATGAAATGTGCTACGAGCATGATGAATATATCGCCATGCACATGAAGGAAGCGCCGTCGCTGTATGCACCGATACCGGAGCCACCGAAATGACACCACGCGAAACAGTGATCGAGGCGATGGCTAGGGTGATTTTGCTGAATGGATATCCAACGCCAGAGGGAAAGACCGACGATGAGCATTTCACGTTCGTCAGGCTCACCAACCCGATGTGGTGGTATATCGCCCTAGAGCATTCTACAGACGCCCTAGACGCCCTCCTGGCCGCCCTGCCGGCTTTGAATCTGAAGGTGGTGCCGGTAAATGGAGTGCCTGACATGAACATCGCGGGCGCGCTGGCTTGGAGTGCTGAATTGCCCAATGCAGAAACGCATGTGGATTGCGCACACGCTTGTTTTGTCGCCATGCTCGCCGCAGCGCCCGATCCGCTGGGAGGTGGGGAATGACCGCGCGCGAAGCGGTGATTAAAGCAATGACCAGCGAATTTGCGCCATTGTCAAAAAGCGGACATGCAGAGGCGCATATTCTTTCCGCCAATACTGCACTATGTCGCATCACGCCACCCGGCAGAAAAGCACTGAAGGACAACACATGAAAATTCGCATCGTCGCCGTCACGCAGCCCCGTGTTGAGGGCATCAACACACCCGAGGAATTTATCGTCTACGCAGCCAGGGTGAGCAATCCCGACAACCAGACAAACACTGAAACTGGCGGGAAGCTATTGAAGTATTGCTACGACAATAAACATTTTTCGATCTTCGAAATGGTCAACATCGTGATGGAGATCGAAACCACGCGCGACATTGGCCGGCAAATCCTGCGACATGGTTTCCGCTTTCAGGAGTTCAGCCAGCGTTATGCCGACCCCACGAAATCGCTGGATTTTGAAACGCGCGAGGCGCGGTTACAAGACCCCAAAAACCGGCAGAACAGCATCGAACCGGGCCTTGATGATATGGATTTGGAAAATTGGTGGAATACCACGCAAAGGCACGTCGTTGAATGCACGAATGCCGCTTATAAAGAGGCATTGAAACTTGGCATTGCCAAGGAACAAGCCCGCGCCGTGCTTCCCGAGGGCCTGATGAAGACCCGCATGTATGCCAACGGCACCCTGCGGCAGTGGATTCATTACATTGCTGTCCGCACCGATCCATCGACGCAGAAAGAGCACCGGATTATTGCAGAAGAAGCTAGGGAATTGATCCGAAAAGAGTTTCCATCTTTGGACTTCATTTAACCAAAGGGAATCGGGACATGTCTAAAGAACTACACAACGAAATAAACCGCCTGCGACACGCGTTGCACCGAATTAGTCTAGGATCCCAGAGTCCTTATTCGTCGAAAGAGGATTTGGGGGATACAGCGCGCAGGGCTTTGTCCACAGGCGTACAATATACGGTTCCGGAGCTTACATCCCAGGAAAAAGAGACTCTGGAATATGTGGAACACGAGCCAAAACTGGCCGGGCGAAAAATTCGGGCGCTGAGAAAATTGGCAGAACGGGGCATGGTTATACGAAGTGATTACAAATCCCGCGCAATATGGAATATTACCCCAGAAGGGCGAACCGCGTTGCACGGTAGGCCATGAGACACGGCCCGCCAAATCCGCCAGTAGCTGCCGGCCAACAGTGGGCACCAGTTAAAGGTCGCATCCGTCACGTACTATATACCGACACCCGGCACACTATTTGGTGCCATCCGGAAAAGCTTACGATGACTTGGAAAACTCGCAACGCTATATTTTGTAAATGGATTCGAGACTCAGAGGCTACAGCGGCGCAATCCTAAATGCTATTTGTGTTTTGTTGCTCGTGGTAATTTGTCGGGGTTATCACAAACAATGGAGACACCCATCCCAATGACTAAGAAACTTCGCAGCTTCCGCCAAGCTTCTTATGCCGAATTCGAAAAGGCTATAGAAACTTTGGGCATGGAACCTAACAAACTATGCGCAGCCCTGGGTTATTCCAACCACGCTTGGCATTCCTGGAAAGTTAGCGGGCACATCCCATACGTGGCTTCGCTGGCTATTAAAGCTTTGGCCGACACCAAACCAGGGAAAATGAGAGCAATACTAATCGTGTCCGATTCTGTGGAAGCTCTAAACACAATTCGCAAAGTGGCCAGCGCATTCGATGTGGAACTTTCTGAGGTGTTATAATTTCATTATTACGGGGTATAACTGCGGTTGCTTAGGCGTAACGATCTGATACCCGAGACAGGAGAACAAACATATGGAACACAAATACCCCAGCATATGGAATTTGTCCATATTATCCAATACCCACACAAAGACGCAATTCCGTCTAAGTTTGGCAGGTGTTCGAGAGTATCTCAAGGAACAAATGCTGGACAACGCGGCAATACAGGATTTGTTAATGCGACCACCGACAAAGCCTGGAGAAAGCAACAAAGTCTGGGCTACAGACAGCATACAAATAGTGCTGACGCATTCGTTGGATTAACCGACACAGGCACCACTTTCCGCCCGTCTTCGTGCCATACGAGACGGGCGGATGCGTATCCGGGGCACTATAGCAGCCGCCCAGCCCGAAAGGCCCTCGTCGCGTCCGTCCCAGAGGCGAGGAAAGGGCAGCGAGTGAGCTAATATAGAGGCAGGACGCGCGCGCCGGGGCGAGGAGGGCGAGGGCAAGGCTCTTGGCCGACGCCTCAGACACCCTCCAAATTGCCCACAAATGGACCTCGTGACGGATTGTAGGGGGTTCTGTAGGGGGTTGTAGGTGGTCCTTTTCTCGAACCCCACACGCCACAGCCCGCGACCAAGACGGCTTGTAGTATGTGTAGGGGGTTGTAGCCACTTGGATATTTCCACCCTTTTTTATGTAAAATAACAACAACACTATCCCAAAAAAATAATTCTCATACATAAAGGGAAAAACGCTAAACTGGCTACAATGGCTACAGCCCGTCTTGTCGGCCTTTCGAAGTGGCTACAGAACCCCCTACAACTGGCTACAGAACCCCCTACACTAGCCAACTGATCGGCCTTGTGGCTTTCTGAAACCCGCATTAGACTTCTGGTCGGCCCCCTACAAACCCTTTCGATGCAAACTCTGGAGATACCCCACCCGTGGCAAACTATCGCTTCTTAATCAACGACACCAATTTGCCAGTTGCTTTGGCCGCTCAGCTACTTAGTCGGGGCTATTACGCCGTACCTTGTGGCTCCGGAGAAGATAGCAAAGGCTGGATTGCCGCAGGCAACGACGTATCTATCACCAAGCCTGACGATCATGGCAACGCCCCTCCCATCAGCGACGTCTTGGCTATTTTCGAGCGTCATCCGGGATGCGGCATTTCCGTTGCGGTTCCGTATCTACGTAACTCGTCCGACGTGCTTCTAGCCATCGACGTCGATGTGCGAGACCAGAATACTTTGGACAAAGTCGCGTTGGTTGTCGGCATGCCTTGCCCGGTTAAAAGAGGTGCCCGTGGAGCCACCTTTTTCGTTCGTGCTCGTAAGGCTGCGGCAGTCGATTCTCTGCTCAAACAACGCGACATTCCGATACCCAAAATCCTAGACAAGAATGGCCGCGCCAAGAATTCCGTGCAGTCCGGTAAGATTGGGTCTGATCGATGGGAGCACGAATACATCGACATTCTTGGCACGGCGAACCGGCATTCGATCCTTCCGCCGTCTCTGCACCACCAAGGAACTCAGTTGCTGGGTCGGGAATTGTACTACGAATGGATTAAATTTCCAGGTTCCGAAATTATCCTTAAGCTTGAGGAGACAGACCCCTCGGATTTGCCCCTATTCGAAGAACCCCATTTGTTATTGTTGTTCCAATTAGCCAAAAATCTCGACAGCCCCATTTGGCGCTTTTTGGGTCAGACATCGAAAGGCAACTTCCACGAGCTGATGCTCGAAGCATCGCTTTATTTGTGGCACGAAAAGTTTACCGCCGACGAAATTGTTTATATCTGCGAGACTGAGGCATATCGATCCTGCGAAGACGAAAGTCATTATTCCGAGCGTCGAACCGCGATTCGCAATTCTGTTAAGACTCTGGCGAGCAAGTATCCTGAACAGAAGCCGGCGAAAACTAAGTCGGCCAAAGCGTCCAAAGTTCCTATGGACCGGCTGGCGGCAGACTGGCTCAAAACCCAATTCCAGAAAGAGGACGTGGGGTCTTTTAACGGGTCTCCTTACTATTGGCACGATTCTAAGTGGACCACGATGGTGGACGCGTTATGTAGGAATCCTGTCCAGCCGCTGAGAGAACGCATCCAGATCGCATTTCCCGGTGCGGGTAGGAACTCCACTAGTTCCGCCGTTGAGGATTTCTTGGACTGGCTGCCAGTACGCAGACCGCAGCCAGACCAATTTCTAGTCCCATTCGTCAATGGTGTGGTGGACGTTCGCACTTTATCATTACGACCAGAGGCGCGGGACGATTACGTACTGGCCCACATTCCGCACCCGTTCGAGGCCGATCGAGCTTGCCCTTTGTACGATAAATTTATTACCGACCTAATGCTGCCGCCCGCCGAATATCTGGACACTGACTGTTACGAGGCCGACCATACTAGGGCGATCGAGACTTTGGAAGAGTTTCTAGGATACTGTTTGGTGGCGTCGCACGAGTTCCGAAATATGTTGTTCCTGGTCGGCAAGACGAGCACCGGCAAATCTGAGATGGTTAAGTTAATCAAGGCTCTGCTGCCGGCGGATTGGGTGTCGGATGTCGCGATGTCGTTGCTCGACGACCCCAACGCGGTTATGAGTATGGCGAACTCCCACGTTAATATCTCGGGCGAAATTGGCCGACACAACAAGGACGTGGACACCGCGTTACTCAAGATTACTTCCGGCGAGCCTATTCCGCTCAAGCTGTTGTACAAAGACCGGTTTAACGGGGTGGTGTCGGCTCGCATGCTGTTCCACGGCAATCTGCCGCCTGATACAACGGATTCGACCGGGGCAATATCCAAACGAATGATTTTGCTGCGCACTACCGACGTGCCGCCCACCGAGGAAATTCCTGAGTATCATCGCCTACTACTGAAGGAAGCCCCTGGAATCCTGAACCGCTGGATCGCGGCGTATGCCCGGCTGCAAGAGCGAGGACGGTTCGAGCCTCCTAACTATTCCAAACTGGCGGTGCGCCAAGCCACCGAGGAGGCCAACTCGGTTGCGTCCTGGATGGCCAACGCTACCGAGAAAACTGAGATAGGCGAGGGTTCCCCAAATGCCGACTTGTTCTTGTCCTATCGGGAATATTGCGAGGCGGGTAA